GATGCCGCTTCATATCTTGCCTTTGCCGCGCAATTCTCAAATCCTGAGCCGACCGAGAAAATGCCTGCCGTTACTCAATTCAATCTTGAAGCCGTAAAGATGAAGATGGCTGATGCAATGCAGGAGAAGAAATGATTGAAAAAGATTGGAGCGATGTTGAAACCATAAATCAGTTAAAAGCTGAAATCATTGAATTACGCCACGCATTAAAATGTGTGGTAACTTATTGGAATGAATGGAAAGATGCTCCAGATGGTGATCCAGTTGCACTATCACTGTTCGAAGTTGTTTTAATTGCTCAATCAACATTGAATGGAAAGAAATGACTAATTTCTGGAAACAATACGCAATAAACGTAAGAAGGAACCTAGAAATGTTCTATAAGAAATATGCGAATAAATATTATTCGGGAGAGATTCAGTTTGAATTTGAGGAATTGGAATTCGTAGTTGAAGGAAAACCGTATTACGGAAACGGAACTGCGATTATCAATTACGAGGCTGAATCAGATGATTTCGGTCGGTTATTCGTGAAAGATTATGAAATATATCAAATCCATGATGCTGATGCGACCGATTACGATGGACACGATGTTCCAGTTTCAAAGGAGATGATTACTGAGATTGCAAAAGTCATAGATGACACTCCTCGAAGGCAAGAAGCGATCTATGAAAAAATCTTCGAGGATATCGATTGGTCTAAGCGAGATTGATGAAATTAGCGTATGATCCGGCGAGTTTCGTGTCATACGCATTTTTCGCATAAGCGGGACCGTTATAACCCTTGGCGAATGCCGCCCAATCCTTCGCCTTCAGCTTGTCGAGCAATCCCGCAGATTTGATAAATCCTGCCATATGCCGGAGCTGATTTGCTTCCGATTCCATAGCTTCCGCGACCATGTTCTCAACCGAGTCGCACCCTGTCATTTTCCAATTTGATCCCATGATCTGCCCGAGGCCCCAACTGGTCGCCATTAGAGCCGCCTCAGGCCGCATTTCATAAGCCGCTTCGATCTCCGCATACACCGCATCCGACCCTTTTGGATAAGGCCGTTCGCCCCATTTAGGATAGGCCAATCCTGCCGCCGCCGCTTGGTCGAGAAGGACAGGATCATCCTTGATAAATTTATAGAAATAATGCCGCTCAAAAAGCGCCTTAGGCCGCCCTGATTTATCGAAGCCACTACCACCCGTCTCGACCGCAAGAACCGCTCTCAGAGCCGCTAATTCAACGCCTATGGCATCCGCAATCACGCCGATATCCTGAAGCGTCATTTTGAGCGCAGTTCCTTTGAATCCGTTCATTTCCTCAGTCCTTATTCGGCGTTGAGTTGTAGATCATCTGATCTTTCTTCTGGCTACCAGATGATGAGCCAAAATAAAACGCGATAATGCCACCCCATGCGGTTTGTAATGCTCCAAGCAAGAGCAGGAGCGCTTCGTTACCCGTAGTCGGCAGACCATAGACAAGCATATAAAGCAGGATCGCAAAAAAGCCGACCGTGACCGAGACAGCCAAAGCGCGAGGAATCCAATCTTTTGTTTCCTTCTGCATATCCCGCGCAGATGCTCGATCTCCTGCCGCGATCCGTTCAAGATCGATATCAAGAGCCTTCATCTGAACTGCGAAATCAGAATCAATCTTTTTCAGAGCCGCAAGCTGATCGCCTGTCGGATTGGCGAGTGCGGTCATAATATCATCTTTGCTTGCTTCATCGTGTCCGAATAAAGCGCCGCTCAGAGCCTTTACTGCCATCCCTGCCACTGGTCCCCCGAGAGCGGTTGCAATCGTAGGAGCCACCGATCCGATCAATGGTCCGAATGTTTTGAGAATATCCATCAGTCATCTCCGTGGTTTTTATGACCCTTTGAGGCAAGCATAATACCGGAAAGCGTTCCGGTCAGGAAAGTTGCTATTGGTGCTATAAGTTTGAAGAACTCTCTATCATTCGGTGCTTGAACATCGACAGGCTGAGTGACGAATATGAGCGAATATAAAACCGCAAAAACGGTTCCTGTGAGCGTGATACAGAGGCTAATCCCAATGATAAACTGAAGTAGAGCGTGCAGATCATTCTCGTTTATTCGCTTCCTTCTGTGGTGATGATGCCGCATGGATTCTTTTGCAATCTCTTTATCAACTCGTTTGAGCAAGTCCCTGTCGCTCGGCATTTTGGCTCCCGACATTCCTCATTCTCCCAATTTGCAGGGTCTTGGCAAGCATAGCGATATCGATCTTCGCATCCGATCAGCATAATCGAAATAATCGAAACGACCAGAAACCGCATCTTAGCCTCGAAGCGTTAAAACCAGACCGACGACTCCGATCCCGACAATAATGAACAGAACGATCCCGCCAATCATCAGCAAGTCCTTCTGTGCTTCTTCTTTTTCCTTCAAGGCAATCGCCGCTTGCCGAGCCGCCTGTTTGCGCATCTCGATCACCTCTCTCTGGATATTATCCCAAGCCGCCGGACCATACCGCGAAATGAATAGGTTCTTCACTTCGAGCGCCATCTGATGTGCTTTTTTCTTTGCCGCAAATAGTTTGACCGCCTCAGCCTCGAAATCAGCTTGAGATTCGAATAGTTTCCGCTTCCGAGGAGTTGCCGCAATCTGCGTGATTTGAGCGACTTTGGAGAACAACCCACCGAGTTTCTCGGCAGTCTCCATAACATCAGAACCCGCATCGACAGCGGATTTTATGCCATTATAGAGCGCCGTTGCTCCCGCAAGGATGGTGAAAGGGTCCATAGCATTATTCCTTCACCAGAAGCCCATTCACATAGACCGTAAATTCATTCGTCGATGACGAGGATTTGCATTGAAACTCGAAATCCGTCTTTTCAGGAATCTTGAACGGAACTGGCGGCTCATATTTCAACTGCGATGTGACGAAGGTTGTTTCAAAAAACCTCAATGTCGGACCATTGAAGAATCTTAAAACTGCGCGACCAAACCCGTATTTGTTCGCGTTAATCGTGCCGGATGTAAGATCGATCTGAGTCATATAGAACGTATGCCCTGCCGGAACCGTATACACTGTGGATTGCTGAACGCCATAGGTTGCCGAAATATGACCGTAAGTCGTTCCGCCATTGGTGAAACTGATCTCTCCGACATTGCTACCCGTAACGAGTTGAAGATCATTGATTCGCAGGAAGGATTTTGTGGTTGTAACGGGAGTTAACCCCGCAAGCGTGATCTGCTCTGTGATTGGCATATAAGAGCCGTCCAGACCCGTAATCAGGACAGCCATAGTATCAGCCGCAGAAGTGGAAACTGCCGTCAGAGCGACCGCTGAGGCAGGATAGGCATAAAGACCGCCGCCATTGTCCCAGATTGTTTCGTAAGTGATGCCAACATCGCTGTTAAAAGCAAACCGATGAACGCCTGAGCAATCAGGATGAATCCCGCGAACCGCATCCAGATAAACATTTCGGCTCGAGGAGCCATTCAGGACTTGGATCGCCACCGGATATCAGTCCTTTTTCTTGATCTTCGCAAGCCACCCTTGGAAGGTTTTGGTTTCATAAATTCGAATTATCGACCAAATCAAAGAGAATAAAGCCGCCAAAGCAGGTAACGCACCCCATAGGGTTCCTATAACTGTCGTAATTGAGGCAATGTCGAGCATCGTTTTTGCGTGTTCGTCGATATAATCTAACATTTCAGCCTCCAATTTATGCCAGTTTTACCCTAGATTTGCCGTCGTCAAAAGTCAGGAAATTACAGGAGCATTCGGATCGAGAGGCCATGTCAGGCTCGTTGCCACCGAAACAAACGCATCGAAATCAGCCGCGCCATTCAAGTTTGCTTTATGCGCTGTCGCCGCTGTCCGAACTGCCGAGCGATATGTCAGCCAATCCGCAGGAATATCCGTTCCGACTTCCTGTTTCCGAACCACCATCCAATCACTCGGTTGAAGAAGCGTATAAGCCGTTTGATCGACCTGAGCCGTCCAAGTTTTCTTGAGATCAGCTAAATCCTTCGGAACACCGTGACCATTTGAATCAACCCAATAGAAACGATCATCAGGCCGCACCGGATCAGCCACCTCTGTAATCCCAAGTGCTTCCTTATCAGCCTGTGATGAAAGCCGAAGCCAGTTCGATGGATATTTCACACCATTGTAGGTGAAGGCTACATCGATCTGTAATGGTGAACCGTGAAGAAGAAACATGATGACTCCTATCGAGCGCGAGAAAGGTTAAATGGATTTTCTGCAAAACAAGCATACACATAAGAATTTCCATTATTATTTATGCCACCATATTGACCAGTCCCGCGCAATTTGAATCCATTTGATAAAGCATCAATAGAATATGTTGCATCTGTTTGTTCAGCGCTAGATGAACTTGGTTGCAAATATGTTGACATAACATTGTATGTCATTCTTGATGAATCCCATTCAAGCCAGTTAGATGTCTCAACCGTTGATTTAATCAAAATGTAACGAGGCCTAAAGCCCGTGTAGATCATAGGCCCATCGCTCGAACCATTTCCCGTATATTTCCCAAAGGCCGAAAAACCCGCGACTGCGGAGAAGCAGTAGGCGACGAAATTTCCCGATCCATTTGATTCACTACCACCTGTCCCAAGACTGAATACTGTAGAAGTAGGAGCAGTGCTATTCCATAAGGTTGGGAAACTACCCTGTGCATCTGTTTTGTTAAGATACAACGCATAAGCGGCACTTGTTAGATTTGCGTGATAAACAGGCCACGAAACAACAGAACTTCTATTTTTTACAATAATCATGCTCGGCGCAACACCAAGACCATGTCCTACAGTCGCGTTAGCACCCGTTCCCGTATAAGTAACAATACTAAATCCCGCTGTCGTATTAGCGGATACAGTAGATGTGATAGTGCCGGAGTTGTTAGTGACAGCAGTGCCGCCACCTTTCCATGCCCAATCCACATACGTCTGGCCAGAACCAGCGTTGTTAACTGTTGAATCTGATGAAGTTCCAAGCGTGTATCCGTTTGTGTCAAATGACATCAAACCCTGTGTCTCAGTGCTCTCTGCATCGGTAGCGTTAGATGACAACACCTTGTTTGCACCACGCGCTTTGTCTAACAGTTTGTGGTAGTAAGCATTTGTTCTGGATTTAATCCATACAAAATCAGGTGCAAAGCGATAACTGCTAATTGCAACAGATGCGCCAGTGCCAGCACGAGTCACAATGTCAAAATTATTTGCACCATTAGCAATGCTTGGAGCAGGGAGATTGTATGTGTTTAGTGCTTTGTAGCCTGATGGTGGTGTGTAGGAGAATGGGCGTTGACCGAAGTTGGCATTAACATCAATTCTATTGACGCTATCATTGTATCCTTCGACAAAGAACATAGCCGGAGCCGTTAAAGACGTTCCACCAGTTCCAGCCGCAGGGTCTCCAGTAAACGTCCCATTGGTTCCAAACCAATACAACCCATTAGTAGCATCATACGCAATTTGAACAATGCTTGCTGGAGCAACTTGGGTATATGCACTAGTAAAATTAGAAGCAATATAATTGCCACCATTGTAGTTAAACGTAAAATTATTAGTCAATCCAAATTTAGTTGACCCACCAGAACCGCTTGCATAATTAGCAATAAACTCTGCGTAGTATTTTCCAGACTGCATTGCCATTGTAGAAAATGCGTATGAAAAAGAACCAGGCGATCCAGCACCGCTAGTTGTAGTTGTAAGTTTAAGATTGCCATCTACAATCGTAGCTGGAAGTGACGATGTGGAACGATTAAGTGGATTCAACACCGCATAATTAGACGAACTTGCACTCACCGTAGGCGAGTCAATCATGCTGTCGTAGGTTGTGCCAGCCGTCAGCGAGATGTTGTTAGGTGTCCAGTTATTTACATTTCCAGAATAATCAGCCGCAATGTCAGGATCAGCAAAAGGAGTTGCCGCAGACATAGTGACAGAACCAGTGTTTGTAATTGAAGTGCTATTACCGCTATTATCAACCACAGTTGCGCTTTGAAGCGTCAATAAAATAGAGCCACTGATGGCAGATAATGGAGCCGCAGAAGGTATAAAATTAGATGTATATACTGCTGTATTTGCTAACCTTAAGTTGCTCATAGAGGCATTAAGAAACTCTTGCGTATTATCAAGGCTACCAATGTAAAAACTGGTTGCACTAAAGTTTGTTGATACTGTAGCAGTTGCTCTGGCAATACCGTTTAGATACGCCGTAAGAGTTGTTCCATTTCTGACAAATGCAATGTGTTGCCATTGGTTTGTTTTCATTACTCCTGCGACATCAATTTGACGCGCACTTGAAGAATAGAAAACTAAATTACCGCTAGCATCAGTGCCAATGTTGAACCCACCCGCGCCGCGAGTAATTGCAAACCATGTTTGATAGTTTGTTAAAGTATTTTGTCTTACCCAACCTTCAATTGTAAAATTGCCAGAACCAATTGCAGAAGCAAGAGTTCCACTCAAAGATTGAGAAGAGCCATTAAATCCACCCGCATAAGATGAAGTAGCGCTTAACGAGAACGGCAAATAGAACCCATTAGTTCCATAGGTTCCACTGTATTTCTTTGGTTGCCATACGCCATTAGTGTCGTATGCGCCGAATGAGGATGGGGTTAAGGCTTGGCCGTCGATGAAGTTTACTTCGGCAAGGTAGCCGTCAAAATAGTTTGTTGTAGAACTATAACGACCAATTGTATGAGATACAGTATTGTTTACAAGAGCTGACGTATTTTGTGTTGGATAAGAAGATGTTCCAAATGCAGTGACTTCTACACCATTTACATATAATCTCATTCTATTTGATGAGGTTGCGTCAGTTGTATTCCATACTGCTACAATGTGATACCAAGCTGAAGGATCACGGTAAACAGGAGTAGAAACAAGATTTCCGTTAAGAGCAGAACCCGTATAATATACAAACCTTAATGTGTCTGCTGTTGCACCTGTGTTGCCTTCAAAAACAATATCTAAAGTTTCTAAACCAGAAACTGCTGAAAACAATCCTTTACTTGTTGTTGTAAGTAATCCGCGTTTTACCCAACCACTCCAAGTCCAAGTAGTCCGATTAGATGCACTCGCAGGCGTTCTATTCAAATACGCACTTGCAGACGAGCGGAAGCGGAGAGAGCGGCCTACGGTGTAGCCGCCCAATGAACCAAGCATGAGGTTATTAACTTCTACAGGAAGTCCCATTTATCACCCGATGTTAGTAATCAGTTGTGCCGCGATGCTTGTCGATGAACGGACGGTATAGACCAGAACATCCACCGCATTTGCCGTTGTCGTGAGCGTAGGAGCCGTTTGAGACGGGAAGTCCCAATAGGATGAATAGGCCAGTGTCCGGCTACCAGTGCCATCCTGAGTGATGAAGATGATACCAGACTGACCCGCTGTGAGGTTCGTAGGATTGCCGAGCGTCCGGTTGCCACCAAGGGTTACCGAAAAGTTATTACCGACTGACATATCGACCGCGATGGTCGAGGCATCTGTCAGAGTGTCGATTGACATATAAGCGTTTCCGCTTGCGACCATTGTTCCTGAGAACGTGTTCGTTCCTGATAGAGTATTTGAACCCGTTAAACTTGGCGTATTTGCAAAGCTAGAAACAGCATCCGTTGTTTGGTTCAACGTGACAATCGAAATCCATGCATCGTTGTCCTCGTTTCTAATCTTTAGAATATCGTTCGCCGTGTCATACCAAAGCTGATTGGCGTAAGTCGTCGATGGAGCCGTAGCACCTGACGAAAGCGAAGCTAAAGCCTGTAATCCATCGTTTAGATCGGATCGGAAGGCCGGAAAGCCTTGATTCGAGATAATGAAATCATGCTGAGACATTAGACTACAACCTTCCCGTAACCGCGCGCGACATAATCAAAAGTCCTAGAAACCGCTGTTCCCGCCGAATTCCTGAATACAATATCAAAACCCGTCGTTGATTTCGAACTTATTGAATAATAATCGCCTGTTCCCATATTTTGAGCCGAAATTCCGATCCCTTCGAGAGCCTTATAAGCCGGAGAGAATGTGACCGTATAAGTTCCCGCGCCTGAAACAATATCCTCGCCGGATATTACACGATCCGGCATATCGACGCTAACCGAAAGATTAGTGATAGATGGGGATGCATTCCCGTTCGATGATGTCAGATAGGCCCTGAATTTGAAGGCTCTGGCGCTATAATCGCCGACAAGGAAATTCTGCCAAGATGACCATGTAGGAGAACCCGCCGGATCGCCATCGGTCGTCGCAACTTGGAGCGCAACTGAAGTATCATCGAATGCCGTTGCCGAGCCGTCGAAATTACCAGAGCGGTCATCAAAAAGACCCGTCGCTGAGTCAAAAAGATCAGTGTAATCGATGCGGATATTGTTCAGGCTTGCCGTCACTCGACTCGTATATTTCTCGGTCAGATCGATATAATTGGCGAATTCATAATATCCGGCAGTCGCAATCGTTCCGCTCCCTGCATCGAATAATCCACCCGCATCGTCAAAATTACCGGAAGTTGAATCAAACAGTCCTGCCGTATCCAACTGAATCCAAGTTGATATACCGTCAGTCGTTTTCACAACCGAAGTCTTTGTTCCGGTAAATGCCGGATTTTCTGTAACCGTCGCTACGACATTCAGATCATTCACATTAGAGATATTTGTCAGAAGAACGATCTCTGCGGCATTAGCCGAAACATAATTCAGCTTGTCAACTGCCTTGACGAAATAGGTTCCCTGCTTGGATGGAACGATAACCGAGTTCGCCGGACGAGCAACCTTATCAACCAGATCAATCGCATTTTGATAGGTTGCGCTTGATGTCGAAGCTGAATAGCGAACCTTATAATGCGAAAGATCAAGATCAGCGATTGGAGTCCATTGCAGAATAGCACTTCCACCGATTGAGTTAATCGATAAACCAGTTACATCCGATGGCGGAGCCGTCTTACCGATTACCTGATAAGCTAATGTCTGATAATCAGATTTCACACCGAGGAATGTAACCGCCCTCGACCGAATATCATAATAAACACCATCCTCAACCTTCAGGATTTCATATTTTCCGCTCGTTGATTTATTTGCTTCCGTATAAACAGAATCGCTCTGCTTCTTATAGGAAACCTCATAATCAGTCACAAAAGGATTTGCGCTTGAAACATTGACAAGCAAGACAGTCACAACGTCTTGATTCACTGCTCTTAATTCATCAGATGCCGTGATTTGCGGAACATCTACAGATGAATAATTAGGAAGTGATGTATTATCGCGCTCGATTGCCGTTTCTTCTGCATTCCAATCAAAAACAGACGATGAGATTTCCCTGAGTGTCAGATCAACACCAAATACAGGAGCGTCATTTGTTCCTTCGATTGCAAAGTTAAAGTTGATGACTTCGAACGGTTTGGAACTGAATCCATATCGAGTATTGGTTACCATTATCGTATCGCCGACCTCGATTTGAAACGCAGTCATTTTGCATTTCAGTTCAAGTGTCATTTGCTGACGATGACGATAAAGCGCAATTTTAGCCAATCTCTGCGCCATTGGAGAAGAAATTGTAAATGGCAGAGTCAGATCAAATGACGATTCAATATTATAATCATCCGCGATGAATGTGGTTGATTTGATCGCCGGAAAATCAGTCGCTTGCCATCCATCATCAGGCGAAACAAAAACACCTTTTACGATATTGAAGTTATCTCTCTTGGAATGCCGAGTGACAAGATTGATCGGAGCGCGAAGATCATTGTCTGTCAGAGTGACTGTCGGTGTATTATATGCCGAGGCATTCATGTTCCATTTGCCGCCGGAATAGAAAATCATCCCGCCGCATGATGTCAGCAAATCTTCTAATGCTGATTTAGGAGTGCGATCACTCATAATCACGCCATGACATTCATAGCGCTTTTCTGTTCCACCAGCCGCCAATGCTACATTCTCATCGCAGATATTAGCCGCCGCATTGAATGTAGTTGTATTGATTTCTGATAAAGTCGCACCAAAACCAAAAGTTGAATCTCTTAAATAATCAAGGATGCATAATGCAGGATTAGCTGAATATCCGGTTGTTGCTGTGCGAGGATCATAAACCTTCTTGCCTCTTACGATCGCCTTAATCGTCGGACGACCATTCGGAAAAGCATCCTGATTAAATGCTAATCGCGCATAAATATAAGCGACACCTGTCAACTTATGATTTGTCGTCCATAATCCCGCTGATTCAGCAATAAGATCAGGATCGGCAGATTGTGTTGTTGTTCCAAGATATGTCTTGATTCTTGCTTTACCCGCATATTGAGCAGGAGCCGTTACATTACCTGAGCCATCGAGCGTCAATTCATCATCGTTAAAATAAATCGCATCAAATCCCGCAACTTCATGCCCTGCAACAGGAATAATCATGTGCAGATAATTGTTATGATTTGTCGTCTCGGCATAAACAATCGGACCCGCAGTCATCACGCGACCATAGATAATTTGTCGAGCCGCCAATGAATCCGTAAAGTTTTCTTCCCTAGATGTTATCCCTTTATATTCTGGAACAGATGGCTGATCTTGTTGAGATAAAAAATAAGATGCCGCAGTAAGTCCTGCTGTAATAACAACTCGACCCAAAGTAGAAACTGCAAAAGCCGCAAAAGCATCAAATCCCAATGCCGCCGCAGTAGCAGAAATCAGCGTAACCGGATCAGCCTTTGCAGGTTCTGAAATCGTCAGGCCGACAAGGAATGTCGATGCGAGGAGGAATTTCCTGATCTTCATACCCGCCACCCGAATTCAGCCTTTTCAATAGAATCGAATTGCAAAGATGCCTCTCCGACGAGCGCGATCTTTGTTCCCAAACATACCCCAATCGACCCGCCAACTCCATCAACATTCACTGAAAGCGCCGAATTATGGAACACCAGATCGCCCCTTGAGAGCAGTCGTTTATCCTTCCGATCAAGGAACTGATCGACCGCCGCCGCGAGATCGAGCGTCTTACAGAATTTTTTCAATCCCTTTTGAGCAGATTTCAAATCATCGTAATCAAACGGTGGGAAAAGATTGATTCCATATTGAGCCTGAAAAGCGCCATCAGCAAAGCGAACGCAATCGAATGAACCCCATGCAAACGCCTTTTCTCGGCAGGAGCCGATATAAGCATCGAGAGCCGATTCCCAATTCGGAACTTTATTCCCGACCCCAGATAATTTGTTTGGTTTGGAGATCATTGACGAAATCAAAGCCTTTGTCTGTAGGATAAACTCTTTTTTGATCCTCTGATGTATATCGCCAGATTCGAGGCCGTTCGAGATCGATCAGCCGAGATTCCACCGAAACACCAATCGTCAGCGTCTCGCCAGTGTCGTTGATCGACATCTGATCGATTAGGCCCGAGAATACCTGAACCGCATCAGAAACCATGCCTGACAGCGAGAAATATATATTCGCCGTCCGATTTTGATATTTCTCAGTCAAGGCAATCGAAAGAGCCTGAGGATTGATGCCGGAGAGCGAGATCGTAATTCCTTTAGCCGCGATATCAGTCGTATCTTCCATTGAGGAGATCGCCAGAAGCGTTCCCGCTCCCGTATAAGAGAACCCGTTATAAGTGATATTCCCCAGACCTGACCAAAGCCGAACAGCACCGGAATCGAACTTCAACTCGACAAGCACGATCGGCTGAATCGCCGCGCCTTGAAGCGCACTTGCAAATCCTGCCGCCAGACTGCGTGTCATAGTGCTTCCACCGCTGAGAAATTGATTCCGTAAACCGAGGCATTATCGATCGAGAACGAAGCATCGGAACTGGATAGACGGAATAATCCCTTCGCACTCGCAACAACGACAGCCGCATTATCAGCCGGAGATGATCTGAGCGAAGGCCAGATATCGAGCGAAACCTGACCGCTTCCGTTCGAATTTGCGTCAGCCAGAACTTTATAAAGTTGAGACCCTGATCCGGTTCCCAACTGGATATAATCCCCTGCCTTCAGATATCCTGTCGCGCTATTCGGAGCGCCATCGATGTTCAGCGTCGATCCTGTCTGAGACCCACCATTCACAAGCGGAGTTCCTGCGGCTGTCGATGCCGAACCTCTCGCAGTCGCACCCATCGGATCGCCAAGCAAAAACGTCCCATACGCACCATTGAGCGAGATCAGGAAGGCAATCCATTCCTCAGCCGAGGCTCGTTTCATTGGCGGAAGCGTTACCGAGGCTTCCCATCGTGATCCTTGGTGTTGCATCACCTGAGTCGTCAACGTGAACGGAGAAGTTGCAACTGCGACGGAGTTTCGAGCCGTGATAACGATATTCGCAATTCCAGTAATCGTCGGGAGCGAGAGAGGATAAGTGATCGCCATAATTAGCCCCCGAAGGCATTGGCGAATGAACCGCCACGCCGCTTTGCATCGATGACAGCCGCCTTTGCCGCATTTGAAATCTGAGGAAGAAGGCTCTGAATTTCAGCGCGAACCGTTTGCTGAACGCCTGTCGAGACATTGATCGTTTGATAGACATTCACGCCGCCGCCACTACCTGACATCGATGTATCAGGAATGATCGAACCGGATCGATTTGGCATGAACAATTCAGGACCGTTTTCACCGACCAGATATGGCGAACCAGAAGAAACAGAGCCGCCGACAGCGCGAGTGACGATCGGAGGCAATGGAACAGAACCGCCGCCGCCCCCCAATCCAAACATCGAGAGGATATTAAATCCGCCGCCACCACCGCCGCCGAAGAACCCGCTCATCATTTGTCTAAATGCAATTCGCGCCATATCTGAGATAATAGAATCAGCAAGAGATTTGAAATCTAACTTTCCGGTTTTCACGAAGTTCACAAAAGCATCTTCCATGCTTGAAAAAGCATTTGTAAATGCTGAGTTTATTGCACCAGAAACATCGGTAGCCGCTCGACGGAATGTTTCCATTCCACCTTCAAAACCACCGGATGCGATAGCAAGATCACCATTAAGTTTGAATAATGCCTTGCTATATTCTTGCTGATTCAAAGCACCTTGTTGGAATAGGCGATTCAATTCTTCAATATCTTTTCTGATCTGATATGTCGGATCGCCAAGAGCGCGATATTTATCAACAAGACCCGCAGTTGCCGCTCCATTTTCTTTAATTACATTCGTATTTTTTGAAACAAGAATTGAAAGAGCGTCTGTCGATTGAGACACTCCATTAAATACGTCCTGAGTTTCTTTGAAAATTGTGTTCAAGTCTTTTTGTTGAGCAAGTCGTTCAGATAGAATCTTATTAACATTCGGAAAATCAAAACTAGTTGCCGCTTTCGTCGCTTCAACAAAAGCACCGATATCTCTTGCGACCTCAATAAATGCAGAACCAATAAGATAAACAGCCGCAACAACGCCTCTAAATCCGGCTGATAATCCTTCAGCGATCGGTTTTAGACCTGAAAATGTTCTATTGAATTCTTGCGTATTATTATTGGCTGTTCCAATTTGTTGAGTAAATGTCATCAATGACGGAACAATTCCTGTCATCAAACGATTCATAAAACCATCTGCCGCAAGCGACAAGATTTCCATTTGATCGTTGAATTGAGCCGCAGATTCAGCCGATTGACCACTAAATGTTAAACCGAGAGCATCAGCTTGAGATTGAAGTTCTCTTATTCCTTGCGAACCGAGATTTAAGATCGGAATTAAATCAGCACCTGATTTTCCGAATATTGCCTGAGCAACTGCCGCCTTCCGAGCGCCATCGCCATAACTTGAAATTCGATCAGCAATTTCTAGAAAAAGATCACTGGTCGGTTTTAATTGACCATTTGTATCACGAAGATCGATGCCAATTCGCTTGAAATCATAAGCGAGACCGGATTTTGCATTTGAAGATGCTTCATCAACTGCTCTTGAAAATTTAATCAATCCTTTTTCAAGACTATCAAATTCAACATTTGCAAGTTTTGCCGCATAAGAAAGACCAGAAATAAATTCTACAGATGCGCCAATTTTCTGAGCCGCATTTGCAAAATCTTCCGCTCGATCAGTTGCGTTTTTAATACCTTGAATAAATTGACCCGCACCAAAGGCAACGCTGATGGAGGCAAGAGCCATCTTAGCCTTTGCCGTAAAGTTACCCATCTTTGTGAGATTGTTATTTATAGAATTGAAAGCCGCCATCGTTTTATCGACAGCGGTCAATTCAATTTTTAATTGCTCACTTGCCATTCTTCATCCGCTCCGCGACAATGTTCAAATAAGCAATCCAACCTATAAATTCTTCAACCGATAGATCATTGATCTCCTCGATTGTCTTACCTAAACGATCCGCGAGTGCATAGCGAGAATAAGCATCGGGATCGTCTCTTAGTTTTTTATTGTATCTTCCACCGTTGCCGTTGCGATCATCTGATTTGCTATCCGAACGATCACATCAGGATCGACAGAATTCAGCAAATCCCGCTTGTGTTCGAGTGTGAAAATCGGATCGCCTTTTTGATCTTTTGCTTTCAAGATAAGACAATCAACAAGAACCTTAAGAGATGACTCTTGAGAACCTTTGAAAATCTTATCTTTCTCGGCGAGAGTGAAAGGAGTGGAATAAATAAGAAAAGGACTTCCTTCTTCACCCCACTCTGGAACTTCGATCACATTTACATTTTGATTCTTGAAGTGCGATTTAGCTTTTTCAATTATGTGCATTTATTGAGTCCTAATTATGCGGCAGTCGAAGATGACAATGTGCCTGTGCCTTGGAATGCGAATGTTGCTTCGACCATGCCATCAAATGAAGCTGTCCGTTCGATCGAAGTCACAATCACCGAACCGCTGTAATATGTATCGCCAGTTGATGCACCTTCAGGATAAAGGTTGAGCGTGACCGTCGAGCCAGATGTCAAAGCACCTTGACCTGTCGTGTCTGTCTCATCCCAATAGCAAGTCACCTGACCAGAAAAGGCCGAGAGAACTGATTTGAATGAGCGCCATGAATCGCCCATCGTCGTGTCCTCGATCGTGTCGGCTGTATTTGTCAGCGTCCAAGAACGAACTTCTGCGATCGTATTTGTAGAAATCTTAACTACGCCTTCCGAACCTGTATGATTTGCCATTTCAAAACTCCTTAAGCTGGCGACTCTGATTCTGTCTCAGTCGTTCGATAAGTGACTTGAAACGTCATTTTAATCGAGCCGACAGGGGTTTCACCTTCTGCATTATAGTCGATAACCGTTCCCGTCAAAACCGTGTCTTTTGCCAAGGAGTTACAGGTCGGATCGGCTAGAACCGCTTCTTCGACATCCCGCGCAATGGCATCGAGCGTATCATCTAAGCCGGATGTTCCTTTTGCCATGCCTTCGAGCGTGAAGTTTACTCGACGCATAATCCGCCGAGGCCGTGTCATCGTATCAGGATCGCTCTCCTCGCTCAGAGTATAAACCAGAAGGAGAGGCTGATTGATCGATGCGATCGGATAGAACCGTGTCTGATAAACCCGCGTCGAAGTCGTGGTCAGATTCGAAACATTTGAAACGATCCGATCCCTGATCTGTTTGCGAAGATGCGACATTTATTGCTTCTCCAAGACCAGAGTCGTCATTCCAGTGCCATCCGGCTGAATAATCCGAACCTTGTAAGTGACGGATGAAATAACAACCGTATCGCCATAATCAGCGCCGGAAGGCAAAGTCGAAGTCTGAACCAAGAACCGAGGCTGTGCCGAAGCATAGGCAACATTGCCCTGCGGATCAGCCTCAAAGAACTCGTTGTCAAAAATGCCAATAATCGAAGAACTACTACCCGCGACGAGCGTATAGGTTGCCGTTGTCCCGAAATCTGAGACGTTCAGCATATAGGATCGATCGGAAGCAGATTCGACAGCCATCGGTCAGCCTTATTTCTTAGCAAAGCGACCCTTGCGGGTTGTGAATTCAGGAGCCTCTGGAGCCTCTTGAAGTCCGATCGAACGATCCTCGACCGGAGCCGCCGGAGCCTCGATGAACTTCTTCGCCCGACCCATAGCGACAAGATTCTCAGCTTCCCGCGAAGGAAGATCGCGCACCGTCCCAATATCAGCAAAATCGCCGCTAACGAATGTCGCCTGTGTAAATTCGATTTTCATCCCACTTTTCCTTCATTGGTCCCGATAGAAATTTTGCTCTCTCAGGATGTTGAATCGTGATTTGAACTTTTTCCCAAACCCTCAAATCTCTTTGCCAAACGTTCGATTTGTGATTTTCATCCGGTTGATCGTGCCAATATCGCCGACCAGATTGATAACTATCAAAACCGCATAGCAGAATTTCACTATATCCCAAATAATCCGCAATCCATAGAGCCTTCGCGCCGCTCAATCCGTAGTCAGGACAGATGCCCGACCAGATATGCCGAGAGTCCTTGATTCGATGATGGGAAGTTTTGAGGCTTGGATGGTCTTTCAATAGTTCCCACATTGGCTCATCGGAAAAAACGATTAGATCGAGCGGAAGCAAAAGCGAGTGCTGATTTATGCCGATCAGGTCGATTTCTGCCGGAAGATTGTAAAGATCAGCAGGAAGCGAAGGACCGCCGCCAAGAATTGCCGCTTTTCTGCCTGTTTTGATCGATTTGAACTGATTTAGTTCCATTTTATGTTGCATCGCACACAAAAATAATTCTAAAAACTTGAAAATAGTTGTTTCAAATAATTAGAATTATGGTAGATTGTTTTTATCAACAAAGGCGCTTCGGCGCAAACACGGAGAACCAAAATGAAATTGACACTTCAATATGTCCAGAAGGCAATCAGCAAAGATAAAAGGTTTTCGAAAGATTGCATCGATATTTTAGAAGAAGGCCAGATCGCGGTTTGGCTCGATCCAGAATATACATGGGATAAAGCCGAAGGCCATCGAACTGTAGAGCATTTCTCAATCGAAGATGGGCATAATCCGCAGGATACAGTCGGCGAATTCAAATATCGTTTATCATTTATTGAAAAAGCAATTTGAAATAGGAGAACCAAAAATATGAAAAAAATCACTCGTCAAAAAGTGAATATTTTTTGCAAACAAAACGGTATTGAATTGGAAGTTCATATTCCAGTTAACCGTTTCATTGAAAAACAAACTTTCCATGTTCATGCTTATGCCCCGCAAGGAAAAACTTTTGATGATTATTCTCATAATATTTCTTGTTGGGATAGTTATGATGAAAAACCAGATTGGTCATATATCCTTCAAACACTAAACAATCATCCGCTTACAGACTGCACAAATCCAGATTGTGAAGTTTGTGAATAAAAATAGGAGAAACAAAATGTTCAGCGTTTCAATTCATCTCGTCGATCAGGCTTATGGTGGTCCAGAAGAAGGCGGTTGGTGGTATCAATATGGATCGCCTGATGAAGATTATTCGAAATTTACTCGCTTCTTCAATACGCGGGATGAAGCCCGTAAATATGGCGAAAAACTTGATTCAATGATCGCAGAACTGAATAAAAATCGTCCAAGTATTAGTTCTGTCTCCTCGATTGGTCGCTATCAATGGATGATTCAAGACGATCTTCCGCATGAATGGCCTAAACAAGTTCCACATTACGAATAATAAAAAAGGCGGGAGATGATCCCGCCTTCTCTATTCCAGAACCTAAAATCCGAATTAGGTCGTGGTGTAGTCCTTAACAGCCGCGAACGACTCAGCATGGCGAACGCCGACATCAACGTCTTGGAAGAAGGCCAAGCGAGTGCCGCCTGAAGTCGAGAGCGAAGCCGTATCGACAACCACATCAACGCCGCTCCACATACCGATGAAGATATCGTTGAAGTTACCGAAGATCATCGCCGAGCAGACACCCGAAGAAGTGCCCTTCGTGAGATCACTCGGAACAAGGTTCGTCGAGACAACATCGTATCCGAGCAACTTGTTCGCATCGTTGAGGATGAAGTTACCTTCAACACCAGACGACTGACGAGCCGTTGCGCGGAGTTTCGCAATAACTTTCGGGTTCGTCAGATAGGCGAGATTGCCTGTCGCCGCATTAGCAACTGCAACTGCACGCTCAAGAGCCACAACCGAAGCCCAAGTAGGAGCGCCGCCGTTCGTGCCGATCGCCACTGCACCGATACCTGAAGTGCCGAGGATACCCGTAGGCTCATTCGAAGAACCGCCTTCGATCGCCACATCGTCGATCTTCGCCGCGATCTGGCTGATGATGTCGTTACGGAGAACCGCTTCAACCGAAGGATCAGACTGGATCATCATGCGACGAGAGATATCGACATAACCCGCGACAGTCTTTGGTGTCATGCTGAGTTGACCAAACACCGGAGCGCCTTCGGTCGGAGCAGAAGTTTCACCGACGAAAGCAACCGTTGTCTTGGTTGCCAACTTAGGAATCGCCACATTGCCTTGGAGACCTGTGAGCATACGAGCGCCGAGACCCGCCATAACAAGCGTATCGCGGAGAGCATCGATATAGAGATCGCCACGCTGATCGGTGCCGATCATATAGCCGCCCTTCGATGTGCCTGTGCCTGTGCCGGAGATAACGTCGCGCTTGCTCCAACCGATATCAGCAGGAACGTAGAAACCGCGAGCATCTTTACCGATACGAGTGCCGATTTCTTGCGAAATTTCACGCTCGAAACCCGCCTTCGACCAATCACCAGTAGCAGAAGCATTGATCGCGCGAAGGAGCGAATAGGATTGTGCTTCACGCGAATTGAGACCGACATTATTCGGATTTGAAACGATCGCATCCGAACCGAGGCTTTCAATCAATTCACCACGGAACTGCTCAACTGAAACGCCACGAGCAATCGCCTTTTCAGCGAGATCGCGTTTATTCAATTTCGCACCGATGGCGAGAATTTCCGCATTTGCTTTCGCGATGGACGCGCGGAGTTCGTCCGTTTTAACTTCGGTCATTTCCAGACCCTCCAATGAGTTAGAGATAATTTCAACCGACCGCCCAACACCAACCGACATATCGGCAGGAATTGATACAATCGATGCTTCCAAAGGAGTCCAAGAATTGACGCGATAGACCGTCCCGTCCACGCTATCATCCCGAACCATTTTATTGACACGATAACCGACAGAAACATTCTGACGAATACCGTCAACGACATCTTGGAAAACCTCTCCTGCAAGCACGCCTTTTCCAAAGCGAACAGTCGCGCGCATCACACGCGCCGAGCTATCGACGGTCACTTCCTCGATGATTCCGATTTGCTGTTCTGGATCGTGGTCCAAAAGGAGCGGAGCGCGACCAGATGCAAGAAAACTAAGATCAATAGAAGCCGGATTATGATCCAAAACTTCCATTCCGAACGACCGTTCGACAGGCAATTCCGAAGAAACTGCGATCTGAACTCGACGTTCTGATTCATTAACAGGATTAGCCATCATATCGACGGCTCGACGCGAAATAGCATCCTTGTCTGCTCTCATAATCTCGCCAACTGGCAAAGGCATTGCCATCGCAGGAGAGGCTTCGAGCGGGTTTAGCTGAACTGGCGGAGCAACATCCATCAATGTTTCAGGAGATTCAGGCTCTTCCATTTCTGGCGGCTCATCTTCTGAATACATCTTTTCCTTGGCAAACGTGATGACATAAGTCTCGTCGTTCTCAGCAACATTGAGAATATGCCGCTTTTCAATTTTTGAATCGCTGTTTTTCATTCCCGTTGCTTCCTCAAAAATCATCGGTTTGAAGTCGTGATCCTGTAACCATTGCCGAGCCTGAGCCGCCGTAAACTTGTCAGCCTTGAAACGGATCGCTTGAAGTTCCGTTTTTCCTGCCTTCACACCATATATCGCATCTATGCCATCGCCAAAATCGTTATTTTTTCGAGCGAATGAATCATACTGCGCCGGATCGGTCAGTCTTGCCGCGTGTTCATTCGGATAAGGCCGCATATCCGTATAAGAACGGAGCGATTCAATTTTCCGCAATGTCGAAAATTTGTGACCGACTAAAGTATCAGTCGGCTCCCATCCTTCCTCTGTATTCTGGAAAATACGGATCAAAGCCGCCGGATCATCTGCCGAAGCATTGATTGAGAATTCACTATCAGGAATGCCGAGAACGCCTTCCCGCATGATGTGTTCGATCTGACCTCTGGCTATGCCGCCGGAAGAATCCCATGAAACAAAATCGCCGACGCTGAGAGCATCTGGAGCCGCCCGATCCTGATTATCAATCCGATCCATCTGATCCACCTTTCGATTGGCCCATGCCATACCAGAATCGCCGGACCAAAGCGCCCAAGCGATCCGACCATTTGAAGGATAGCCATCTTCACCCTGCCGGAATCCTTGCGCCTGTTTATCGACCTCATGCCGAGCGAAGAATGATTTCATTCGCCGAACCGTATCGGGAGAAAGATCGACCCTGTTCTTGATATCTCTGGCTCTGGCGATCCCGACCTCAGTTCCGCCACGACCGAATTCCTGCCGCCAAGCAAGGCCGCGTTCTGCCTCAGCGACCATCGCATCCGTAGGAACAAGATCGATCGAGACTCCCTTATATTCAGCCATCGGAGCCACCTGTCACACTCGGATTTGCCGGAAGTTTCGATCCAAACGGTTGGAAAGCTGTCTCGATGCCATACTGCTTCGCCAGTTCCTTTTCCGATTCGATCTGAGCAAAGACTTCTTCGACATCCCGACCATAATGAGAGGCAATATCCTGCATGGTTGTAATGCCGTTTTGGAGACCAATCACATGAGCATTGATTTCCTTCTGAGGATCGACCCAATTCCAACCGCGCGCCCGATAAATGATATTGTCTGCGAACTTATCGAACTTCGTGACAGGTATCGTAACCTGATTAGTTGACATAGCCAAGGACAGCCATTTGCGGAAAATAGGATCGATAAAATGCTCGATCATGAATTGCTGAAGCATCTTATAGTGGTCTCGATCTTCCATCGCGCCTTGGCGAATTGAGGAATACGAAACGCCTTCGAGATTATTGGCAAGGCTGACATAGGAGACACCCAAGCCCGAAGCAATGCCGCGCAGAACCGCCTTTTCGAACTCAGCGAAGGCCGAAACCGGATGTTGAGGATCGAAGGCAGTGAAACTCATTCCCTTCGGAAGCTGTTCAAACGTAGCCGGAGCCGCTTCCATAATTGGAGCGTGATAATCTTCCATATCTACGCCGGAATAGCCGTCGCCGTCAGGAGATGTGAAGAAACCCATCTTCGAGGCCGCGACTCTCGCCGCGACAAGTTCCGCTTCCTCATATCCATCAAGCATTTTCAAGCGAGTGAGAGCGGTTGCCATCCAAGGGAACCCGCGAGTCTGTCCCGATCGATCGGATAAGAAGATATGCAGAATTTCATCCGCCGGAACGCGAATGCGTTTTACCGAGACACCCGCAGTAAATTGCTGATCTGCCGGATGATTAGCTAATAACCAATAGGCGATAGGTTTCCCGAATTTATCGACCTCGACACCCATCCGAATCTGATTCCCATTCGGGCCGACAGGCATATTATAATTCTCGTCGAGATAGTCGCTTTCAAAAAATTGAATTGCGAAACCCCAAGGATTATCCCGAGTTTCCACAAAGCGAACGATGCACTCACCATCCCGCGCGACATTGGAAATGAACATCCGCTGACAATCAAGCCATGACATCTTGCCATCCATCGTCGGCGTTCCGCGACGACCCCAGATATCCCATTGCCGCTCGATGATCGAGTTCCCGACCGTATCGAGAGAGCCGTCTGAATTACGCGCCCGAACTTGAATTCGAACACCTGTATCGCCGACCACATTCGTTTCAATCATCTGCAAATAGCGTTTAGCGTAGTCGTTATTACGAGCAACATCGCGGCACCTGTCGCGCACCCTGCGAAGAACAGGACGAATTTCACTGTCAGCCGATAGAGTGCTTGCCACAAAATCAGCAAAAAGCCGACCAGTTGCCGCCGCAGTATAGGACCGCTTCGGAAATTTATATCCATTCGGAGTTCTTTTCTCACGAAAAAAGTCAAATAGACCCATTTTCAGAACCTCACGCGGATCGTCTGGCCCGTCGCTTGACCAAGTTTTTTCCGATATTCCCGCTTCTGTTTGACAAGTTCACCCATATAATAATCGCGCCATTCGAGCAGATCAGCGACACCCATCCGAGTCAGCGATCGACCATTGATCGAATAACTCGCCACATCCTGATCGGCGCGACCTTGCAGAATAGATTCAATTTTCTTGACCATAATCTCGGCATGAGACCGAGGATCAGCCGACCCGTTATCGAGATCGGCGATAATTGTCCACATTCCGCGCTCGATGACGATCCGGTTAGTGCCATCGCTCATTTCCAACTGCCAATGGTATTCACCCGCAGTGAATCCGGCAGAAGTCGCGCTCGTTACCGTGAATAGGAAATTACCATCCGAGGCAGTTGAGGAAACTTGAATCTCGGTTGCAGTCGCCGCGATCTTGGCAACATAGGTCGCCGTGTAGGTCGTCGGCGAATAATCAGGAAAGTTTCTGCGCCAAAGAAGATAATCGCCAACCACGATCTCGGTCGGCGTTTCCATAGGCGATTCAGAAACATTGAAAAGATTTGCCATCAATTATCTCCACGAATTGACAAATCCGCCTTTTGGTCTTTGTCGCATCGGTCGTCTGATCGGAGTATTCTGCTCAGATATTTGTAACTCATTTCCATCCGCGACAATAGCAGAGGCTCTTTCCTGTCGATCGGCGATCGAATTCACGTTCAAATTCAGGATCGCCAGAGCCGCCATCGCATAGATTCGACAGTCGAGCGCCTCATTCCGAGGCCGTATCTTCTGCCATTCGCGCCTCAAAAAGCCCTTATGATAGCGTTTCACTTGCTGTTCAGCCGTCAACTGCCGGAAATATTCAACATCATAATGATCTGGAAAGTGGCAATATCCGGCTCCTGCTTGAGTAATTTTGAATCTTGAATAGACCGTTTCCTTGGCTGTATCGACACCGACAGGAAATAATTTGATCTTCCCGATATTGTTCGTCGATGGTCGAGAAATCAAAGGCTTTGCCTCTCCGCCGACACCCTTGATCGCAAACACTCTGCGACCTTCGCGCGGTCGAACATAGTTATAGACCGATTGTGTATGATGACCGCCGGAATCCACGCAAGCCGCTCGAACAAATAATTCCTTGCCGCCTTCTGTCGTCCAAGTTTGATTGAGAGCCGCATCTAAATCTGACCAAACAGCACCGCCGGACGGATCACCATAAAGAGTTCGATAATCGAGCGACCAAGATTCTTCATTTCGTCCCCATCCGACAATTTCAACTTCGAGTCGATCGTCTTGAACGTCAACTCCTGCGGTTACAATCACAATGCCATCAGGAAGGCTATCGAGATAATCTTCTTTTCGATTTATGAGTTCAATATCATCAACTCTTTCGCCTTGTTCTTCCCATGTCTCTCCGAGATATGTATTCACCCACACTCTCAAAGTCGCGGGTTGCTTTCGCGCTTCAAGAAATTCTCGGACACCGTCTGAAAGCATCATCCAAGGCGAATAAAGAGCGTTCAAATAAAATCCTGCAATGCCTTTGAATTCGCGTTCAGATCGCCATTCTCCTTTTTTAATCGCTCTCAGTCTCGATGAATCATCCCACTGAGAACCGCATTCCTCGCAAGTATAGACTGCCGTTTCTGGTTTATCTTTCTCGAAGTTTACATTCGTCCATTTCAGTGTTTGATAATGACCGCAATCTTCACAAGGAACATAGTATTGTCTTTGATCGCTTTCCTCGAAAGCTATCTCGATGCGCGATGCTCCTTTGATTGTTGGAGTCGAAGCAAGAATGAATTTTCTATTCCAGAAAGTGACTGACCGTTTCTTTGCAAGCAATATCGGATCGCCTTCCGCTCCTGCCGAAACAGGATAACGATCTACTTCGTCGCAAAGAACAATTCGGATAGGACGAGATGCCAAGTTCGCCGCCGAGTTCGCTCCTGCCATCGTGATATGACCGCCAGAAAAAACTTTATGCAAAGTTGTATTTCCAGAATCCCTTGTTCGAGGATCAGCAACTTTTCCTTGAAGGCATGGAGTATCGCGTAGCATTGGAGCGAGTCGATCCTTCGACCATGCTTCTGCCATCTGCAAAGTCGGCTGAACAACGAGGATAGGAGACGGGTCTTGATCGATGTGATAGCCGACGAGATTATTGAGAATCTCCGTCTTCCCGATCTGAGCCGATGACATAATCACAACTTCGGAAACAGTCGGATCAGAAATTGCGTCCATAATTCCGCGCTGATATTCAGCTCTACTCGTCTGCCATTGACCCGCTTCGGAACTTGCTTCTGGCGATAGCTTTCGATTCTGATCAGCCCAATCACTGACTTTCAGATTCGGTGGCGACTTCCATGACTTCACCGTCAGCTTCATCGTCTCCAGTGACTTCGGAGTTGCCGAGTATTGGATTGATGGTTCTGATCTCTGCATTTGCTAGTTCATCCAGTGCCGAATAAATTTCGTCTTTTATTATATCACGAATTTCGTTTAAGTTTTTAGAAGCAAAAACAACTGGAGCGACTTTCGTCGGAATTGCGATTAGTCGATTACGAGCATTCGACACAATAGAATTCCAAGCCAACTCAACATCAGTAGAAGGTATAAGCCGATTCTCCATCTGCGCTCGTTCCATTTCTGTGATGTCTGCTCTTGCTTTTGTGAGTCGTGTTCGATGTGTTGAATAATCGTCTCCATGAACATCTCCGCGAACTGCTCTTTCGCGTAAGAATTTGATATATGCGCGAACAACCGGAACAACCTCATACCGACCGCGCTCTTGCCTTGGAATAACACCTTGCGATGTAAGTTGAGAAATTCGCGCAGGAGTTAGATCAAGAAGTTTGCATATCGTATCAAGAGGAACTGTTGTGACCGCGCTCATTACTCATCTCATCAAATGTTTTTCCGGTCTCAGAATGAATAGCTTTCTTTCCAGTGAAATCCTGCCATCGACGAATGATCACATCACAATATTTTGGATCAAGTTCCATTAAATACGCAACACGACCATTTTTTTCTGCCGCTAATAAAGTCGTTCCAGAACCTCCAAAACTATCTAATACAATGTCGCCACCTTTAGTATTATTCAGCATTTGATATTCAAATAAGGCAACAGGTTTCATAGTCGGATGTTCAGCATTTCTTGATGGACGATCAAATTCAAGAATGGTTGTTTGTTTTCGATCAGCCGCCCAAAGATGTCCTGCTCCATCTTTCCAACCATAGAGACAAGGCTCATGTTTCCAATGATAGTCTTGGCGACCCATCACCATCGTTTGTTTTTTCCAAATGAGGCACTGGCGAACTTTCCATCCCGCATCCATTGCCGCACCGCGAAAATTAAAACCTTCTGAATCCGCATGCCAAATATAGAAAACAGCTCCTGCCTTCATCACAGCATCTGCGGCGGTATATGAATCTCTCAAAAATTGACGAAACGAATCATCATCCATTTCATCATTTTTGATTTTAAGAGCGTCTTTTGTCTTTCCTTCATACGCGACATTATATGGCGGATCAGTCAGCCACATATCGACGAGCGTTTTATTGGTCAGAGTCTCCATTGCATCGATGCTTGTGCTATCGCCGCACATCAGCCGATGCTTTCCGAGTGTCCAGATGTCACCGAGAACCGTGATTGCAGTTTCTTGAACCTCAGGAACATCGTCAGGATCGGTCTGTCCTTCGACAGCCTCGACGAGAAGTTTCGCAAGTTCCTCTTCGCTGAATCCGGTCAGCGACAAATCGAAATCTTCCGATTCTAAATCCTTTAATTCCAAGGCGAGAAGATCGTCATCCCATCCGGCATTGAGCGCCAGTTTGTTATCCGCGATTACATACGCCTTCTTCTGGACTTCGGTCAGATGGGAAAGCCGGATGCAAGGAACATCCTTAATTTTCAGGAGATGCGCCGCCGCCAATCTGCCATGACCCGCGATGATCTGATTATTTTCATCAATTAGAATCGGATTCGTGAATCCAAATTCTTTAATTGAACTAGCAATTTGTTGAATTTGAGCCTCGGAATGCGTCCTAGAATTCCGCGCATAGGGGAGCAAAATTGCGGTTTTTAGCGTTTCAATTTTCTTTGGAATTGTGGGTTCGTTCATTTTTTTAAGTCTCATTTAGGAATCTATGGCTAGAAAAAGATCGCGGTCGCGCGTTACCCGCATATAAAACCCGTGGAAGGACCCGCGATAGGGG